AACGTTGTAGTTAGAGGCTCCACCGCCGTTTTCTGAGTAGAAAGAGGCCACGGAGTCTCCGCCTGTAATAAGACCAGAGGCTATTTGAACACCACCAGCTCCTGGGCCAGAGTTATCAAAGTAGATAATTTGAGCAAGAGAACCAGAACCAACCTGGTCACGAGTCCAGTCATCAGGTATTCCAACATATCCAGCTCTTGGAACAAATGTAATAGTTCCAGAAACTGTACCTGTGTTAGCTACAGATAGGGTAATTCGGTTAGCAGCTACAGAGGCAATAGTTGCACCTACGCCAATACCCGTTCCGCTGACACGCATACCAGGGACTAGACCGTTTGTACCAGCCGCGTCATTAACTAGGATAAAGTTAAGAAGAGCTGTTCCAGTAACGGAAGAGCGTGTAGTTGTTAACTGTGCTGCACTCCAAAGAGTGTATTCAATTTTTGCTGGGTTTAGAATTCCATCAATACGGAATTGTCCGTTAGTAGTAACTCCAATAGAGTTCATCTTCAACTGCATGCGGTTTGTTAGTTCTCGAATACCATAGTTACGAGCAATTGCGTTATCTACAGTTGGAGCTAGACGCACTGCAATAAGTGGACGAGTAACACCCGCTGCTACGTTAAGAAGCTTGGTCATACCACCAGTAAAAATAAAGCTTACGTCATCATCAAACTGACCATCCATAATAACTGAAGAACCCCAGTGGCTAATAATAGGCGCACAGTTTTGAGTAATTGACTGAACTGCAACCTGAGCATTACCACCAAGACCTGTATAAGAAGAGTCTGGAGTAAATGTTACTCTTGACTTTGTTCCAGAAAAAGTAAACGGAATATCTGGATAGATTTGAGTAATGGATGCACGACGTTCTGCGATATAAATAGGCGCAACCTTCTTTACTGGGTCATAGGCACCTACAGATGAGTAGCGCATAATTTCGCAGTTGACATCATCTCGTACATAAATATAACCAGTTGGTGGCCAATCCTTTGTATTTTCAACCCAAATGACATTGTCGTCTGGTCCAAGTTGCGTACCAATAGTGCCAGCAGCTCCACCAGCTAACATCTTTGAGAAGTATGAAGGGTCGTTAGAAACTTCGTAACGAGCAGGCAAATTACCTGAACGCTGATAAGCAGCGTTGTTTACGTTGTTCATAGGAAGCCTGTGGCACCAAAATACTTTTCCGTTTACGCCACGCATTCCCCAACGAATGGTTCCCGCACCGTACCAGGTGTAATCAATGAACAACATCTGCATACGGCCCATATCTAGCTTGTAACCAGAGGGCCCTGTGCCATCAAAACGGTCAATATTCCAGTCTTCTTGTGGAACTCTTTCAGTTTGTACAATCATAAAACGAGTACGACGACCAGTTGTTCCCTTGTAAGCAGGAGCAATATTTAAAGATGTTGCGGAGTTAATCTGAACAACTTTATAAACAGCGCCTTTAATAACAATAGACTGACCAACTACAAGTTGTTTACGGAACTGAGTAGATAATCCTTCTACGAAAGAAGAGTTTTGAGTAACATTTACCCTACCAATACCTTCTTTTTCTGAGTGACGCCGCACAACGTAGCATTTTTGACCATCATATTCAAAGAAAAAACCATTTTGGTCATCAAACATACCTGTTCGTGTAACTGCTCCGTACCAGGTACGAGCGTGCACATAAACGTTAACACCCGCTGGGTTTTGGTCAACTAGTGGAACAATTTGAGTTAAGGTTACTGGAAACTCAAAAGTGTTAACATCTACAATTTTTGATACTACAAAGTTCTCGCCGTTAAATGGATTATATGCTCCACGTGTTATAACGCCCTCAACTTGAATGCCTACGCCAGCCTGAAGTCCGTGGTCTTGAACAGTTTTTACTGTAACAATTGCTGGACCAACTGCTCCGCCATTTAGATACATTTGTTCCACATCGAATACTGGTGTCATTTGACCACCAGTAGAGAACTGTAGACCTTTACCTGACTGGTAACGGAAGTAACGGCGGGTTTGACGGATAACTTGATTACCCATTGTATTGGTACCAGTAGTCAAAGAAACACCACCATCGAATGGGCGGTGGACAATATAGCCGTCACCCTTTGTCAAAATAATAGCGGTACTAGGAACAGAGATGGCAGACTGTTGACGGTCTAATTGGAAAGACAAAGTACGTGTTGTAGGAACTTCAGAAACAGACCAGTTACCATCAAAGCTATTAGTTCCACTTACAACAATAAGTGCTCCTGGATAAACGCCGTGTGGATTATCAAATGTTACAGTTACCTTTGAAATAGGAGAAGCGCCGTCTGTTTGAGCGCGAAAAGTATTTAATGTAGAAACTCCACCAATTGGAAAGTTACCGCCAGGAATATGGGCGCCATCAAAGATGTCTCCACCGTAGACGCTAGTAAGCGTTCCAGAAAGGATATCTCCAGAAACAACGCCACGAGCCGTGTATGTAAATGTTTCTGGTGTTGGAGCTGATGTAACAAGGGAACTACCCTCTGCAAGATAATTAAGTGTTTCTTGAACAGATACTACCTGACCTGGCACTAAACCGTGAGGAAGAAGGGTTGTTACCGTCATTCTAGAACGAGGACGTACACCGTCACCCACTAAAGAAACAATATCTAAAGAGTTACCACCAGTTCCCTTTGCAAAGAAAGAAGGATAATTATTGTGTAAGAATAAGGCTTCCCACTTAGATGGCTGTACTGAGTATTCAAAGTCAGTATCCATAAGTGACTGTGGGGTAGATGTACGAAGTTTTTGTGCGCCGTCAATAAAGGTGTCATCAAATGTAACTTTTTGATTTTCATCATCAACAACAATTTGAAGTGTGTCATTGGCGGTCATGCCCGCTGTGCTAACAGCAGCATCTAATTGAATTACAGTTCTATAGTCTGTATTTCCAAAAGGATTAGATACGCTTACATCAGGATATAGGTAACTAACTGATGCTTTTTTATCTGGGTCAGAAAAGTTAAAAAGAATCTGATTAGTTGTTGCGTTAACAATAAGGAAGATGTGAATTTTCTTGATGTAGCGCTCAATAGTAATTGTCTTTGTCGTTGGATTAAATACATAATCCTCGGGCGCAATATTACGTGCCATTAATTGTTACCTTCCTAGATAAGCGTAATCGGTGGAATAACGGTTTGTACAACAGTAGTAGTACGTGTCTGTGAATAACGCGGAAAGAATATTCCAAGTTCTAACTGCGCATCCATAGCAAGTAGTTGACCAACTCCGCCATCTCCAGCTGGGCCTTGTGCACCTGTGGGTCCACGCAAGCCTGTTGGTCCTGGAGCACCTGCTGCTCCGTTAGCACCCGCTGGTCCAGCGGCACCTGCGGTACCTTGTGGTCCAGTTGGCCCTTGAATACCAGATGCATATACTAACGCATTCCAGTTTTGAGTTCCATTACCAACTTTAAACTTTCCAGTGTCAAGTTCAAGACCTAGTTCGCCTTCAGAAAGTAAAGGGTTAGTTGTTGACCATTCTGACGCCGTACCACGACGTAATTGTAATTTAATTGCCATTAGTTACCGCTCACGTCTCCTCCGTTGATGGTTATAACTCCGCCATAATTAGTTGCAGGGCCGCCACCATCTACGTTCAATAGTGTAGTGCCTGTAGGGCCTGTTGGACCTAGTAAACCCTGACTTCCTGTTGGTCCTATTACACCTTGAGGTCCAACCTCACCTGTAGGTCCCTGTAGACCAGTTAAACCTTGTGGACCTGTAGCTCCAGTTGGTCCGATTGCTGCAGCAACAATTACTTGCCAACCAGCTGGGTCATCTAAAGGAGTAATGCCAGCGGTAGAAGCATTATTTCTGCGTAGGTACGTTCCTTTTAATGTAGGTGTGTCGTAGAAAACTGCTTGACCAGGTAAATAAGAAATACCGTTTTGCCAAGTTCCAATAACAGTAAATGGAGTCGGACCTGTAGCACCAGTAGGACCTGGAACAGTTGAAGCCGCACCAGTTGCACCAGTTGGGCCTTGAATACCTGTTTGTCCAGTAGGACCTGTTGGTCCTTGAACAAAACCTGCGTTAATCCACGCAACACCTTGCCAAATATATAACTGTCCTTGAATTAAATATCCGTCGCCAGTTGCAGGATTGGTTATGGTTGCAGTTAATTGTTGGAACGTATCAAACGAACCAAGAATTGCAAGACCGCGTCCTTGAATACCTGTTGGACCAGTAACACCTTGAGGACCTTGAATACCTGTAGGACCTGTTACACCTTGAATACCTTGAAGACCTTGAGTTCCTTGCGCACCAGTTGCACCAGTTAAACCTGTTGGACCAATTGGTCCTTGAATTCCTTGAATACCTTGAGGTCCTTGTGGACCCGTGTCTCCTTGAGGACCAGTGACACCTTGGATACCTTGAATACCTTGAGCACCTGTTGGTCCTTGAATTGCGCCAGCACTTGCCCAGTTAGAACCAGCCCATACAAATAGAACACCGTTAACAAGATAACCGTCGCCAGTTGCACCAACTGGATGTGCGGTTTGTAAATCGCTTAGTGAGTTGTAGGAACCAAGAATAAAGATTCCAGCACCTTGAGGACCAGTAGGTCCAGTAGCACCTGCGGTACCAACAGAGCCTGGAGTACCAGCAGTTCCTTGTGGACCTGTAGGGCCTTGAATACCTTGCGGCCCTTGTGCACCAGTAGGACCAATAGCGCCTGGAAAACCTGCAGAACCCTGAGGACCCGTTGCTCCACGGTCTCCTTTTACATAGAGTGCCCAACCGCTTCCATCAGTGTTAGGCGTAGTACCAACAGTAAATTGTGATGTGTTAGTTAATACCCAAATTTCAGAGTTATAAGTAACTCCATTGTTTAGAGCATATGTTGCTAGTGAGCTCCAAACACCTTGGTCTGTATAAGTAACACTTGTTACAGGACGTGTAGTTCCAGTAGGACCTGTAGGACCAGGTACTGTAGAGGCCGCTCCAGTTGGACCAGTAGGACCTTGAGAACCCTGTGCACCTGTTGGACCAATAGGACCCTGTGCACCAGTAGCTCCAGTTAAACCAGTAGGACCAGTTACGTTTGATGCAGCACCTGTAGGACCAACGGCACCTGTAGGACCTGTAGGTCCAATCAAATTGGAAGTAGCAACCCACCCAGTTCCAGGTCTCCAGAAATGAAATGTTGTACCAATAAAGGCGGTATCACCTTGAATAAGCGTTACATCTGGATGCGCTAAATTAAGAGCTTGTAGGTCAGCAAAAGTTCCTAATAGTGTAAGTGATTTACCTTGAGGACCAGTAGGTCCAGTAATAGAAAGACCTTGTGCACCAGTAGCACCTGTGGGTCCAACAATACCAGCAACACCAGTAGGACCAATAGGACCAGTCTCACCGCGTGCACCTTGTGGACCTGTTGGGCCTTGCGGACCAGTAGGACCAGTATCACCTGTTGTACCAGTGTTACCAACAGGACCTTGTACACCTTGCTGTCCGCGTGGACCAGTAGGACCTGTTGTTCCAGCAGGACCAGTTGGTCCTTCTAGATTACCTACGTTTTGCCAAC